CATGGCAAAGAAAAGTAAGATGTACTCTTACGGTGGTAGAGTTGCTAAGTATAAGGATTAACAATGGCAAATTATCTAGAACTTACTAATCGTGTATTAAATGAGCTAAATGAAGTAGAGCTAACTGCTACTACTTTTGCCTCTGCTAGAGGTGTTCAGACGATGGTAAAGAATGTAGTCAATAAAGCTATTCACGATGTGTACAATGCAGAAGTAGAGTGGTCTTACCTATACAAGAGCTTTAAACAACAGCTTACTGCAGGTAAAAGGCTTTATGATTATCCTTCTGATTCTAGAAAAATTAACTTTAGCTCATTTATACTTACTCCTGTTGACCTTATTACTAACGGAAGTTTCTCTTCTAATCTAAGTGATTGGACTACTGTGACAGGTAGTCCTTTTCACACAAAAGCTAGAGGAGATGGCGCAGCACGTTTAAATGCCTCAGAAATCTCACAAGCTATTAGCACAGTAGTTGGTAAGGACTACGTAGTACGTACTCGTACCTTTGGTGGAGATATCACTATTAAGATAGGTACAACGTCTGGTGGGACGCAGTTAGTTAATTCTACATTATCTATTGACAATATAGGAGATGGGGAGTATAATACTACTAGATTTACTTCTACTACTTCTACTATTTATATTGGCTTTGCTAATACTGATTCTGCTAACTATGACATAGAAACTGTTGAGACTACTGAAAACTTTGCTCCTCAACGTTTAGCGTATCTTTCTTATAATGAATGGCTAGATTCACACAGTGAAGGTGATCTTAACACCACAAGCTCAAGTCAATTCAGTCTTCCTAGATATGTGTATCGTACACAAGACAATTCTTTTTATGGTTTTAGTCCTATACCTGACAAGAGTGCGTACACTGTTTCTTTCGACTATTATAAAACACATACAGACCTTCTTGCTTACAATGATCTACCTACTCTTCCTAGTAGATTTCATGATATAGTAGTTAACAGAGCTAAATACTACGCATATATGATGAGAGCTAATATGGCAGGAGCGCAACTATCAGAAAAAGATTACCTAGAAGGTATTAAACGTATGCGAGTAGAGTTACTTAATCATCAAAACTATTTCTATCCTTCAGGAATTACAGGCACTACGAAGAGGTTTGTAGGAGTGAATACATAATATGGCTGATATAACAGCACCCGAATATATATCTCCGTATGTTGTTACTACTGCAGGAGGTTTAGTGCTAGACAGAGATGTCTACACAATGCCTGTAGGTGCAGCAACTATATTACAAAACTTTGAACCCTCTGTTAAAGGAGGGTATAGGCGTTTAAGTGGTACAAGTAAATACTCAAGTACACAAGTAGGAGGAGCTACCTCTGTTATTTTAGGTGTAGCTATATTTGATGATAGTGTAGTAGTTGCTCAAAGTACGTCTGTTTATAAAGGTACTGGTAGCTCTTGGACTTCTATTGACTCTGGGCGTACCTCTGCAGGACGTTATCGTTTTGAAACGTATAACTTTACAACTAACGAAGAGCGTCTTATCTTTGCTGATGGGGCTAATGCTGCTTCGTTGTACAACGGTACTACTGTAACAGACATTAAAGGTAATGCTACTAATGTTACAACTACTGGTTCTACTACTGGAGCTTCAACTTCTTTGACTGTAGGAAGTGCTGCGGGTATTGTAGCTGGATTGTACGTAACTGGTACTAACGTAGCTGGAGGCTCTACTGTCTCTAGTATTTCTGGTACTACTGTAACATTATCTACAGCAAGTAGCGGATCAGTAAGCGGTAACGTAGTATTTGATGGACTCGGAACTGCACCTATTGATCCTAGCATGGTCGCAGCTTTTAAAAATCATATGTTTTTTTCAGGTATGAGTGCCAATCCTAACTCTTTACAGTTTTCTTCACTAGGCGACGAGAATGACTTTACAGCTTCTAACGGAGCAGGAATACTAAACGTAGATAGTACTATCGTAGCTTTAAAATCTTTTCGTGACTCTTTAATTATATTTTGTGAAGATCGTATCTACAAGTTAACAGGTAACGCTTTAGCAGATTTTGTTATAGCTCCTGTATCTCGCAACGTTGGTTGTTCCGATGCTTTTAGTGTGCAGGAAATAGGTGGCGATGTTATCTTTCTAGCACCTGATGGTCTACGTACTATTGCAGGTACAGCACGTATTGGTGACGTAGAGTTAGGCACAGTCTCTAAGCAAATACAAGATCGTATAAGTGATATAGGTTTTGAAAAGATATCCTCTGTTATTATACGTAGTAAAAGCCAGTATCGTTTGTTTTATCCTAAAGACGGAGGCTCAACTTCAGCCGCAAAAGGCATTATTGGTGTATTAAAAGCTAATCCTTCAGGACAAGTAGGTTGGGAGTACAGCGACATAAGAGGTATAAAACCTTCTTGTTGTGTTTCAGGATTTATCTCAGGAGTAGAGCAAATAGTACACGGTGGTTATGATGGCTACGTTTATCTACAAGAAACAGGTAATAGTTTTGCTGGAACAGCAATGAAAGCTATATATCGCTCTCCTGATTTGACTATGGGTGATGCAGGTATACGTAAAATTATGCAGCGCATCAACGTAAACTATGATCCTGAAGGGTCTGTTGATGTTAGCCTATTTGTTAAATATGACTTTGAAGATGCTGCAACTCCTCAACCATTAGCATACAATCTTACTACAGCCGATACCGCTGCTATCTACGGCAGTAGTCTGTATGGTTCAGCAGTATATGACGCAGAAGGTATGCCTATCGTTAGACAATCTGTAGAGGGTAGTGGTTTTACTGTAGTAGTTAGATTAGAAGACACAAGTATTAATGCACCTATAACACTTAAAGGTTTTGAATTAGAATTTACACCGGGAGCTAGAATGTAAAATGACAGGTTATGCAACAAGAGTAAGTACCTTTGCTACAGGTGATACAATCGCAGCAGCAGATTCTAATGATGAATTTGACGCATTAGTAACAGCCTTTGGTACAACAGGACACACACATGATGGTACAGCAGGTAACGGTGGAGCTATTTCTTCATTAGTTTCTCATGCTATAACATTTGGAGCAGGTACTGCAGGAACTGACGTAGTAGTTACATTTGATGGTGAGACAAATGATGGTGTTCTTACGTGGATGGAAGATGAAGACCACTTTAAGTTTACTGATGATGTTTTATTAAACGGTACAGAGAAACTTCTTTTTAATGATACTGGTACTTTTATACACTCTAACGCAGATGGCGATTTAGATATAGTATCTGATGGTACTGCAGTAGACTCTATTAATCTAGAATCTGCTGGTGGTATTACGTTAGATGCAGGTACAGCAGCTAGTGGTATTATATACGAAGATGATGGTACAGAAATGTTACGTGTACATAATAGTAGTAGTGATGTCATACTAGAATCTAAAGTATCTGATAAAGATATTATTTTCAAAGGTAATGACGGTGGTGCTGGAGTTACCTCACTAACATTAGATATGTCTGATGCTGGGCGTGTTGTAGCGGCAGGTAACATGACTGTTACAGGCGATCTTACTATATCTGGTGATGATCTTATTATGGCTACTAACACGGCAGGGCATTTGCTAGTAGGTGATGGTACTAACTATAATCCTGTAGCTGTATCTGGTGACGTTACTATGGCTTCAAGTGGTGCAGTTACTATTGCTAATGGTGCAGTAGAAAATGCTATGTTAGCTGATGACGCAGTAGGTGCTGATGAGTTAGCAGCTAATGCAGTTGTAACTGCTTCTATTTTAAACGACAATGTTACTCAAGCTAAAATAGCAGATGACGCAGTAGGCGCTGATCAACTAGCAGCTAGTGCAGTTGTAACTGCTTCTATTGTAGATGATAATGTTACGACAGCTAAAATAGCCGCTGATGCTGTTACTCAAGCTAAGATAGCAGATGACGCAGTAGGTGCTGATCAACTAGCAGCTAATGCAGTTGTAACTGCTTCTATTTTAGATGATAATGTTACTACAGCTAAAATAGCAGATGATGCTGTTACACAAGCTAAAATAGCTGATGATGCAGTAGGTGCTGATCAATTAGCAGCTAGTGCAGTTGTAACTACTTCTATTGTAGACAGTAATATTACGACAGCAAAAATAGCAGACGATGCTGTCACGTATGCAAAAATGCAACACACAGCAACAGCTAACAGATTGTTAGGTGCAGCAAGTGCTGGAGCTATTGGAGAGACTCAGGTTGTTTCAGCGATGATGGCGGCAAATTCCGTTGACTCTGATTCATACGTAGACGGCTCTATTGATCCAGACCACCTAGCAGACAACGCAGTTACTCTTGCTAAAATGGCAAGCGGGACTGACGGAAATATTATAAGTTATGATGCCTCTGGAAATCCTGTAGCAGTAGCTACTGGCAATGATGGTCAGGTTTTAACGTCAACAGGTGTTGGTTCTCCGCCTGTTTTTGAAACACTCCCTGTCGGCGGTGGCGGTGGATGGCTTGGCGAAGGGACTGGCAGCCCAGAAGGGAACTCAGGTGACATCATTCGGATTAACCAACAGACCCTTAACAACAGTGTAACGATGGTAGCCACAGACAACGGCTCCGCAACTGGTCCATTAACTATAGCCGATGGGATCACAGTAACGATCTCCTCTGGTGCAACATTTAAGGTGCTATAATGAGTGATTTAAAAGTAGATGGCATAACCGCTGCAACGGCTAATACAGCAGTTACGATCAAAGGGCTAGGAACTGGGAAAGTAGTTCTGGGAGATGGTA